AAGCGCCTGCAGCCACATCACAATGGCCGCCGCCGCCTCCATGATGACCCGGCAGATCGACCCGACGTTAAAATCCACCAGCGCCGAAGCCGCCCCCTGCACATAGGACGCGGCGTTTTGTACAATGCTGCTGAAGGTCTGCGTATTAAGAGGCATCCATCGCTCCGCGATGAGTTTTTAGTTGTTGGTTGTCGGTTTTGAGTTGGCTAAAAACTAAAAACTTAAAACTTAAAACTCCTTCAATCGTTCTCGACATTGAACGAAAGCACCACGGGAGTCCCCGTGGGCACATCGACGTATTGGATGTAAACCCAAAGCGAAAAGTCCGGAAGCTGCTGTATGCTCACTCTCGGCGCCGGCGACTCCGCTACGCACGCCTCCAGGAGCATCTGTCCCTTGCATGTTCCTGCGATTTGATCCAGAGTGTCCTTGCTCTGATTTTGGCCCACGTACTGCGGCAGCCCGGCGCCGTAATCGGGCTGGAAAATGTAGTCGCCCGGATTCGTCATGAGCCGCCTCAATACCCGCTGCTGGCCACGATCCGATCCCGTAACCGTCTGCACGTCCCCCGAATTCGACGCATCGAGGTCCGTCGACCAGACCTGGTTTAAATCGGCAAGAAGCTGCTGGCTCATGCCTTCCTCGCCATTACCTCATTGATAAATTGGATGTTCTCCAAATATCCCCGCGCGATACTTTTCTCGACTTCATCTTCTCCCAGCCCATTTGCGTTTAAATCTGTAGCCAAGTTTTGAACAGCCACTCGAATTGTACCCGCCGCCGCTGGAAGCAATCTCACTCCATTGATAATGATGTCTGGTTCGTTAAATTCTGCCACTTTCACCTTCCTCCGCGTTCTCTGCGTCTCTGCAGTGAATTTATCCTGTCGGCAATCCCGTTTCACCGCTGCCCGGCTGCACGCCCGTGTGCTTATGATTCATATGGCTGATGCCATTGATCACAATATCTCCGCCCGCAGCCGTGATGTTGATGTTGCCTGTGACCGCAACCGTGGCGTTTCCCTCCACGGCCACATTCAGGTTCGTGCCGACGTTCAGGTCGGCTTCCTTCCCGGACGCAACGATCAGCTTCTGCTGGGTCGGGCTGAACCGGATCGAGTTCCCCGATTTGTCCGCAAGCAGGATCTCTCCACTTTGGACCGCGTTGCCGCCCCCGATCGGGACCTCGACGTTATTGAAAAAGAACTTCGATATTCGCCCGTTGTCTTTGTCCCCGTCCGCAAACGTTACCGAAACCGCGTGGCCGATCTCCGGCCCGAAATATGCTCCGTAGCCGTTTCCGACGAATAAGGAAGGAACCGGAATCCAGCCCGTTTCATATCCGTCCGGCTCGATCATTACCTTGACCGCGTAGGCGTTCGGATCGTAGGACGTGATCGTCCCGTCCTTTTCCCCTGCCTGCCTCTGGGCCGCAAGGAGCGCCTGCTTGCGCATGGCGTTATTGAGCGCCCCAGCATTTTTCACCAATCACCCCCGTCGTTCTCAATGTCGATGGTTGTGAGGAAAAAATCCGGGTCTATTCCTCCTCCGGTGCTCGCAAGCCTTGCATGCCGGCCGTCCTTTTTGCGCATCACGGTAAGAGTGCCGCTTGCCGAGAAAAGCCAAAGCGTATCGGGCCATATTTTTGCGACCCTTTTAAGGGCTGATATTGCCCGGGCCTCTTCTCGTGTGAGTGCTTCCAAGGTTATGTCCTCATCTGCGTCGGACGAAACCGGTTTACTCTGAAACCGGAAAAGTCACGCGCATCTGCGGCCCGCGTTCGCCTCACGTCGGGGGCATCTGCTTTCGCCTCAACCCTATCGAATTGGCCAATCGGCCTCGGGTTTATCCTCTGTACCCTCTGCGCCTCTATGGTGGATTCTCGCCTCATTCAAAATCCTGCACAGCTCATCGCCGCCGGCATCCCTCAGAACCGGCAGCGCCCATTTATTCGTCTCAAGCCCGAATCCTTTATGGACAAGCGCCCTCAGACTTCCTCCGCGCCGAGCATGCCTCAGCAGCTTTTCAAATATCCATGCTATCTGCATCGGCGTTGGAGGATTTACGGTCACTGTCGCTACGCTCCATGAATAGGGGTGAACCCTCACTTCGTTCGGATTCGCGCTATCCGCTCGAACCCACGCACGACGCTTCAAGTTCGCGCCCGATCTTTTGTGAGGGCGCAGACTGAAGGCTATTAGGTTTTATCCCCTAAACCCCTAAGAATCCGTCTCCGTCTCGGGAGAGTGATTCTTCGCCTCTAGCTCCATCGTATATCCGCCCTCGAAGTCCATCTTCCTCGAAACGCTCACCGGCCAATACGTCTGATCGTACGCCGTTCCCGTTCCACTTACCTGCACGAGTACCCGGGCCTTCAGAATATTGTCCGCCGGCAGGCTCGCCGAAAGAGTCATCTCATTTTGGATAATCCCCTTCAGCTTTTCCTTGGCCCGAGTATTCACCTGATCCTGAGTCAGGCCCGGCTCGTTGTAGACGTAATTGAGCGTCCCGGCCGCGTTGGGCCTGGTCGCGGTCGCCTGGCCGGTAAATTTCTGCTTCAGCTTCTGGTTCCAGGACCGCACGCTTACCCGCGTGTTTTTGCCCGAAATCATATTGTTCCGGTTGAATCGAAGGCGCGCAACGTTCGCCTGCGCAAAAGCAAGAGGCGGTTTCGCTGGTACCCATTGGATCATATAGACGCCCGTATTCGATGCATCCGCGCTTTTGAAATGGAGCGTCGTACCGTCCATCCAGACGTTGTAGCCGTAAATGTCGGCAAGCTCCGACAGAAGGTCCCATTCGGTCGCGTTATTGAGCCGCGCATGGTCGACCTCGAAATACGTGCCGTCCAGTGCCCCCGTCGCGTCGACGTCGGAAGTGAAACCATGCCTTCCGGCAATCGTCTGCACGATCTGGGCCGCCGTCTGGTTCTGAAATTTTTCGCTCGTCTTGGTGTCGATCAGCTCCGATGTCATGTCCCGGCCGGACAGTTCGACTATGCCGCCCTCCGGATCGAAGGCCTGCCCATCGCAGTAGCCCAGGACCAGGCTCGTAAGCTCTGCCGCCGCGAAATTGTTCGGGTCCTTCGGAAATCCCGCAAATATCTGCACTTGGATTTTCGGCTGAGCCGTCAGCCAAGCGAGGTTTCTATCGGGAGGCAGCTTCCCGCCAGCAAAGCTCACCCGGAACGTATCGGCCTGGCGGTGCGTATTGTTGTGCACCTCCCACTCGAGCCAGCCCGGCAGCGGCGACCCGTTCACGTTCACAATCCCGCGCGGTATCCCCAGAGCGTTTTTAAGTAGGAGTGCATTAAGCGGCATATCGGCGCCCTTCGCAATCGTCGCTGATTATTCCATTCTGGATCCAGCCATGATACCCGCCGACCAGGTTGATGCTTGGATTTACCGTGATTAAAGGCGGTTCACCGGTCACTTGCCAGCCACCATAGAGCGTTCGGCCATGCCAGCACATTGCATCCACGCAAAAAACATCTTTCGAAGGCATCCAGACTAGAAGAGGTTCGCGATGGGCATTGTTCTGTTTATAAAAATCGGAAAGCCGCGCCGCCTTTGAAAACATGAACGGCCACGTGAAATAACCCTCTTCATCGCGAAACCGTTCGGAATGAAACCACATGTCTCCAACCTGGAGATCCTCTTCGGTCATTCCTTTGCGCCATTCGATCATTCTGCATGGCCACGGCATTTGAAAGACCTTTCATCCACAGATCAAACCGGAATAGATCCATCCGCCTTCTTAATGATCTCGAACTCATCAGCCGTGTGCGTCTGTACGCTAGGCAAAATAACGAGAGATTTGCCATTCGAATGAAAGAGCCGTCCGAACGCCTGTGCCTCTCCCGGTAAAACTTCGATCACTGCAATCTGCATATCACAGGAGCTGTAACCCAGTGTTACTGAGAGAACAGGGCCAATAATTTCGTGTTCACAGCCCTGTCCCTTCACGATATCACCAGCTTCTACGAGCTTTCCATTTCGATCATGTGGCATCTTTTAGTCCTTTCTTCGCGGCTTCGCCTCCTCGCGTGAAATCCCCTAAACCCCTTCAGCCTAAGCCCCTAATCCCCTAGCTCTCCAGCACCCCATCATTCCCATCCGGCACGCCCGGCACGGTCAAGGTCTGTATCCCTTGTATAACCGGGTCCATCAGGCCGTTTGCCGCAGCAATCGTCGTCCAGGCCTGCGCCTGCTGATACTGCGAAGCGGCGATATGGAATAAATCTCCTCCCGCCGTAACGACCGTGTTGCTCGTCTGAGAGACGGCAACCACGTTTTTCTGGATCCGCCCGAGCGTTCCCGCAAGCGATACGAGCGCCTGCATCTGGTTCATGGCGGCCATCGCCGCCTCGATATCCGCCGCCGTTACGAGCGGAAGCGCCCCAACCATTCCGATCGATGTGTTTTCGGCGATAACTCCCTCGAACAACGCCTCGAGCGTCACGACCCTGGTCTGCACCGCCGCAAGCGACTGCACTACCACCGCCGCCGCGCTCGCGGCCAGGTTTACAAAACTCGTGACACCTGCAACTGCCGCCTGAAACGTCGCAAAAAGGCCGGTCAAAGTCGTATCGGCGACCGCTGCCACCTGAGTCCCCGCCGTCGTCATATCGGCCGAAATCTGATCGTCTAAGCCCGTATTGTTCACCTGGGCCACAGGTGCGGTCAGGTTATCGACCACCACGAACTTGATGCGGTATGGGATCTGATAATAGCGCTGGTATCGCGGCTCAAACTCTTCGATCACAACCGAATAGGCCAGCCGTCCCCAGGTAAGAGGCAGCGCGTTTCCCTGGATCCGGAGCGTATCGAGGTAAAGCGCCCGGTCCATCGCGTCGGGTCCCTGGATGAGGCCGCTCCACTCCAGGTCCTTTTCGCGCCGGCCCAGGGCGTCCACCTGGCGCACGCCTCCGATCAGCTCGTGGATATGGAGCTTCTGCGTCCCGCCGAATCCTATCTCCTCCGGTATTTCGATCTCCCGGAAGATAAAAGATCCAAGCTTTAAAGTCGTGTCAGGCATTGGTCGCTTCGCTCCACGAAATAGGGTCTTAGGCTGAAGGCGTTCAGGGGTTTAGAGGTTCGAACTACCTAATTGCTTAAGCCCCTTCAGCCTTTATTTTGCTGTCGGCCTCTTTAACCGAGGCCGACGTTTGGCGCCCCATATGTATAATCCGGGTATCCGCCCGCAAGCGCCCGGCTCGATTCCTTCACCTGATGTTCGGTTACTGCCTCGGCCAGCACGCGCTCGTCCAGCTTTATCGTACTGTGCACCTGGACCGTGTTTGCCCCGCCGCCGCGAACGTAATTGCTCGCATAGCTTTTGCCCGTCCCGAGGCTGCTCAGATCGTCCGGATGCGCGGCCCTTATCGTTGCGTCCGGAGGTCCTCCCGATCGGCCTCCCGAATGCGGTCCGGGGAAAAACGACGGGAATCGCTTCTTTGCCGCAGCATCCAGATCGTCCAGCCATTGGCCGGCCCGATTCATATCCGATTGGAATTTCGATT